TCATTGTTTTTACCATGAATACCAAATGCACGAACAGCGACACGTCCCTCATTACGAGGGTCAACATTATTTTCAACGACACCAATAAAAAATAAAGGGTCTTTAATTCCTGCAATATCCATTATGCGATAAGTCCTACATGGCCATATTTTACTAATTGTGCTTTTGTATCACAAACACCTTCTTTAACAATATGTGTAATTCCTGTGACTAAGTATGTTCCTACCATTGTTTGGTTTTCCATTCTTACAGAATCAATATTAATTTCTGGCATAATAATATTTACACAGTGACCTGCTTGTATATCAAGTCTTCCTTTTAATCCAATTTCAACCGTATTTGATTTTACGTGTTCTCCATAAGCTGTTCTATTTGCTTTAATTTCAGCATAATATTGGTCAGTTTTTACTGATGGTCTTAATGGTGGTTCCGGATGTATATGTTCTGGTCCTGAATAATCTCTAAACACCATAAATTGTTTTGCATTACTTTCTAAAAATGTGTCTTTTATAAAATCTTCTGTATGCACATCATCGCGAACAACAGCCTTTCCTTGACCTGTATAATAATCGGCATCTTCAAGATAGTTAAATGTACGGAAATTTACTTTATGTTGTAAAAGGTCTATTTCTACAACTTTATTCATATAAGCACCATTATATAAATCTTGTCCCGTATGTGCTCTTCTTGAGTTTGTAAATGTTTCGATTGACCTTCTTTGCATTTCAGCATCTTCAACCGTTTTATTCATAACTGGAAAATAAAATAAATCATGGACCATACCAGGATTTGCTTTGCCCATTTCAAGTAAATATTCATCAGTCACAAAATGATAGCCGTCAAAATTTTCAAAGAATCTATATGAATTACTTAAACTTTCTTTACTATATGATTTCGCAGCCACTAATTCCAATGCTCTTGATGGCCTAAATGTAGGTACAACCAAATCTAAATTGCCATAGGTTCCTTGCACATAAAAAAATCTTTCCCTATCGGCTGCTAATCTATATTTCTTTGATTTAAAACTTCCTGGTAATTCTTGACCATCGCTGCGAGGTGTTGTAGATTTAAGTTCGGAATAATTCTTTTTAAATATTTGTTCAGCAATATAGCCTGCAGTCTTTTCTCTATACGCTTCAGTGACTTTTCTTAAATCTGCTTTATATGATGTTCTTGTGGCAAAATATAAATTATATTTTAATGAACCACCATCTTCAGATCTTTGTACACCATCAATACGATAAATTTGAGCCTTCAATCGAACTTTGGTATTGAAATCAAACGATCTAAAAACAATGTCAAGTTCTTCTTCGCCGCGCAAACCATAATTTTCCAAAACTCCAACACCATCAAGACATGTCAATATACCATTTATTGCTATTCTGTTAATACCTTGAGATAAAGAAAACTCACCAATAATAGCGGTGATATCCTTCGTATCACCAGCTTTATTTTTAACAATCGCACTTTCAACAATACAGCGCGTTGGATTAAATTCACCGCCCATTTATTATTCCGTATTTGCTTCAAGCAAATTTCTTCTTAATTCGCCACTAATTTGAGCTGCAAAAGATCTATCAAATAAAAATATTTCCTTTTTCTTTTCGTTGAGTGCAAGTTCATAATCATAAATTCTATAAGGTACCCATTCCTCTGGAATGATTCTCTTAATAATGATTTTCTCACCTCGTTCTGTTCTTAAAATAACGCGGTCTTCTCTACGAAGGTAAATCGTCTGAAACGATTCCGGCGCTAGTAAAATATCATCAACTGCCATTATACCTGCCTCACATAATAGATAATATTCTGGTCATTTGCATCATCACGAATCCAATCAATAACATCTTCACCAGTTTCGCCTGATTGTTCTGCATATTTGTCAACCAGATAATCATTAAAAGTATTTTCGTCCATAGGCCATTCGTGATATGGGTCAATAATATTATTTGCCAAATAAACTAACCATACAAAATCTACTGAACCATAATATGCATTTGCAACATCCTCTGCCCTTTCATTTGCTTTGACAGTATATGGATAATAAAGATATGGATTATTTTGGACTGCTGTTAAAAAAGAACTGCGTCGCGATATATCTCTTACACGGCGCCCTTGATAATCAATTAATGGGAAATTTTCAAAATATTTCATTACCTAAATCCTCCGAATTTCGGACCTTTATTTTCAACATCAGGCGGGCTAATTGTAGGAGTATCTTCATAATCATCTTGAGTATGAATAACTAGTTCACTGAATGACATTGATAATGTGACAGCAGCTGGTCTACCACCTTCTGCAATAACCATATCACCACCTCCGGCATAATCAACATCAATTCCAGTACACATAGCCGGTTTAAATAATGGCCAATGAGATTCATCAACTCCAACCAAATTCATAATTACAGTATCCGGATAACTTAAGAAAAGCCTACCCACAGCTGAACGTTCAACATTTATTCCGTCTGTAGAGTTAAGTAAGTTGGCAAGAGATTCCTCAAAGTCACCACCACTCATTTTTGGTAAAATTCTTGATTTTATCTTTCGTACTAATTCTTTAATTCTATCTGAGTCTGCTTTATTACTAGGATATAATTCCCAATCAAATGTGTATGTCTTAAGCTCTACACCTTCAAATGATAAAGTTTCTTGCGGATTAATTGCAAATGCAGAATCCATTGCTATTGTTTTACTAATATCACCTAAAAAATCTCTGGCCAAATAGGAACCAAGCAATTTTGCACCTTCCATGGAAATATTTAATGTGCTTTTTAATTTGTCATAGATATTGGATGCAACAGCTGATGCACCTCCCGCGAATCCACCATCTGCAGAGCCGGTTTGATAGCTGTTTGCTAATTCGGTCCCAAGACCTTGTAATTGATTTGCAAGACTTTTAACAAGTCCCGCTCCTTGTTCTGGACTCTCTGCAAAAGCTTGAGAAAGACTATCACCAACAGCTGCAGTGACTAAGTCTCTTTCAATCCCAGAAATTGTAAGACCTGTTGCGTCAGTAAGAGAAGTTGGAAAGGGTAATTCAATGGTAAGAGTTGATTTTAAATCGACCTTTTTTTTATTAACAGTTTTTTGATATTTAGCCAAAGGACTTGTAGTACCATATCTACCGTCTTTTGATGCAACAAATGCTGCAAAATTATATTCTTTAAAAATAAATTGAATTCCATGAGGAGACAAAGGCTTTACTGGAAATGTTAAAATTTGTGCTGATTGTTGTCTTGCGCGTCGTACTGATTCTATAGCAGGTCCAGGCCTATTTGTCTTACTTTTACCTTTTCTTGGTCTACTACCTTCGCCAAATGATAATGCCATTTTAGTGTCCTATGTTTCTTCCATACTTTTTGTTGGATTGGATAAATATCTTTTAAGGATATATTGGATTATTTATATACAAAAGCGGGTACTAGATTATGGCATATAAAGGACGTTTTCGTCCCAAGAATCCGGCTAAGTATAAAGGCGACCCAACAAAGATTATTTATAGGTCTTTATGGGAATTTAAAGTTTTTAAATGGCTTGATTTACACAATGATGTGGTATGGTGGCAATCGGAAGAAGTGATTGTTCCATATCGTTCGCCGATTGATGGAAAAATACATAGGTATTTCCCTGATGTAATTGTGCATAAAAGGGATGGCTTAGGGAATCCTCAAACTATTATGATTGAGATTAAACCGAGTGCTCAATGTAGACCACCGGACCCTAAGAATAAAAATAAAACTAAAACGGGCAGAATATCAAGAAGGTATCTAAACGAAGTGAAACGATACGGGATAAATGAAGCCAAATGGAAGGCCGCAAAGAATTTTTGTGCTGATAGAGGTTGGCAATTTACAATTATGACAGAACATCACATACCGGGAGCAAGGTAATTGGCAGCAAGACTATTTACTGATATTTTAGCAAAAGGTATCCGCTCGGGTCAAGTCCCAGCACGTACAGAAAAAGCACGAGAATGGTATCGAAACCAAGCTAGAAGAGCAAACTCATCAAAGGATTTAAACACAGAAGGTTCAATTACTGGTGAGAATATCCTAAAAACATCTGGTTCCAAATCTAAAACAGCGAAACAAGTTGTCGGCAATATGTATTTGTTCCGATATGACCCAAAACATAAAGATACGCTACCATATTATGATAGGTATCCACTGGTTTTTCCAATAAATAAAGCTAAAGGCGGCTTTTTAGGTATTAATATGCATTATTTGCCACCGATGTTAAGAGCAGAACTTATGGATGCTCTTTATAGTACAGTGTCAAATAAAAAGTTTGATGAAACTACGAGGCTAAAAATTTCGTATGACATTTTAAACAAGGCGAAAAAATTTAAATTATTTAAGCCAACAATTAAACATTATCTAGGGAAACACGTTAAGACCAGATTTGTGTATATGAATCCTTCAGAATGGGATATTGCATTATTTTTACCATTACAAGAATTTGTTGGTGCAAGTAAACAGAAAGTTTGGGCTGATTCAAGAAAAATAGTAAGAGGATAATTAAGTGCCATTCAATATTAATAAATTTAAATCGGCAATGGATAGAAGAGGTGGTGTTGCGCTTGAATCTTTATTCGAAGTCATTCTTACAAAAAATTCAGCAGATGCAGAATTTGACCCATTAAGAGAATTTACATTCTTTTGTAATGCTGTCACAATTCCTTCGATTAGTATTAATACAGCAGACTATGCTCCAGTAGGAGCTTTGCCTAGGTCCTTCCCCACAACAGTTTCAAATGATGGTTTATCTTGTAATATATTAATTGATTCTGACCATGAAATGATTAAATTTTTCCATGGTTGGTTGCAACAAGTTGTAAACTATAGTACATCAGGTGGAGCATATTCAGAGGTGGATGGTAGATATCCACACGAGGTTGGGTTTAAAGATGATTATTCTTGCACATTAACAATAAGACATTATTCCACAGAAAGTTTTGATGACAAATATTACGAGTGGAAATTTACTGGTGTATGGCCAAACGCAATTAGTGATTTAGATTTGGCCTGGAATAATAACGATTCATTCCTAACATCTGCGGTATCATTTAATTATGATGAAATGCAGGTGACTGGAGAAAAGACAGGTTCGCCGACAGATGGCCGACGTGGTCGTGGTGGTGGATTCTTAGATTTATTAGGGCGACTTGGTGGTCTTGCAGACACAATCCGAGGAATTAAAAAAGGTGGTCGTCCAACAAGCATCCAAGATGCTATAAACAGAATAAGTAGATTTAGAAACGCGGTAGGTCGTGTTTCTGATGTGATTTGATAAAATAGGAGTATATTATGGCTTTGCCAAAAATTGATTTACCGTTAATGGAATGTGTACAACCATCAACGGGTGAAAAAGTAAAATATAGACCGTTTACGGTTAAGGAAGAAAAAGTTCTTCTTGTTGCTCAGGAGGCAGACGACCCGGCAGCAGAAATATTGGCAATGAAACAAATTGTCAATAATTGTTTTGTTAATTTAGATATTGATGAAATACCAATGTTTGATTTGGAATATTTAATTATGGTTTTAAGGTCTGCTTCTGTAGATAATATATTAAAATTTGTAGTTTCTGACCCAGATACAGAAGAAAAAGTAGAATTGGAACTAAATTTAGATGAGGTTAAACTTACAAACGAGGCAGAACATTCAAAGGAAATTAAATTAAATGATGATTATACATTATTTTTAAAATATCCTACAATTGAATCTTTTGTAAGGGTGGTTCAGATGGGATTTGGTGATTCGTTAACTTCATATTATATTATGACAAGTTGTTTAGATAAGGTTGCATCGGAAGATGAAATTGAATATTTTAAAGATTATTCTGATGAAGAAACAGAAGAATTTATGAATAGTTTATCTAGCGATGTTTTAAATAAAGTTGTAAAGTTTTTCGAAACAATGCCAAAATTAAGGCATGAAATACCTTACACAAATAAGGAAGGAAAGGAACAAACATTTGTTGTTGAGGGTACTAGAAGTTTTTTTATCTAGCGCTGTGCCACATTACTCTTAGCGAGTATTATCAAATGATATTTAGTTTGGTACAGCACCATAAATACTCAATAACAGAAATAGAAAATTTATTACCTTACGAAAGGGATTTGTATTTCCAAATGTTAATTAACTTCTTGGAGTCACAAAAAGAGAAATAATATATGGCAGAAATGAGCCTAGAAACAGAAGCTATTTTAAAACGTCTTAAAAATGAAGGCGATTTAATTCGTAATAGTGGGAAAAATTCTATAAAGCAAGTCAATATTAATCTTGATAAATTGCATACTACTTTTAAAGCAATTAATGCAGCTATGCTCAATAATACAGCTGTAATAAAACAAGCTTCCGATATCGAAAATAAGATTAAAAAGGAAGAAGCAGAAAGAGCTCGTCGTCAAGGCGAGATTGATGAACTCACACAAAAAGATAAAGCAAAGGCAGCAGAACTTCGAGCAAAGGCAGACGCATTAAGAGCAAAACAAGAATTAAGAGATGCCAAAGGTCCTGGCCTATTTGCAAAATTTAAAGAAAGTGATACTAAAAAATTATTAAAAAATGCTGCCATTATTGGAGCTATTGGATTTGTTGCTGGTAATATTGCATTAGGAGCTTTAGATAAAAAGTTTGAAAGTGAAGGTGGTTTTATTAAGGCCATGGAGACCAGAGGAAATCAATTTCTAGATGACGCTGGTGAAAGACTAAAAGTAGACCTTCAAGATGGCATAACCAAGGGTATAAACGACGGAATTCAACAGGGTATTAATAATGCTCTTCAAGACCCAGCTGTTAAAGACATAACAAATATGATAGAAAATATCCAAGAGTCAACGTGGACAAAGATACTTCTTGGTTTGGTGGGAGCATTGGGTTTAGCGTCTATAATATCTGCATTCACAGGCCTAGGCAGATTTGGTTTAACATTATATGATAGAGCAAAGAAATATATTCCTAAGAAAAAAATGGGTCCTCCTGCTCCTCCAAAGAAAGACCCGCCTAAGCCTAAAGTCAATATGAATAATGCCAGACAAGATGAGTTGTTTGATAGTAAAGGCAAACCAAATCCAAATATCGCGAGAAAGCCTGACCCATTACAGCTTGCCAAAAAAGGATTAGTGACTACAGGAAAAAATATCGTTAAAGGAACGCCTATTGTAGGTCCTGCTGTCATTGCAACTGATATTGCAATGAATGGTGTTGACGCAAAAACTTTGACTGATAGAGAAGTTCTGGGTCTTTTGGCCACAGGAGAATTTGACCAATCGGCCAGAACTGGTTTAGGAGATATTGCATTAGAAACAGGTATTTCGATCGGTGTTGGTGCTGGTGTTGGTAGTGTTGTTCCCGGTCTTGGAACTACTGCTGGTGCTGTATCTGGTGGCGTATGGGGATTTCTTAGTGGTGTTGCCAGATCCACAGTCGAACTATATCAAGATAGCTTTACTGATTTAGGTATTGACGATATACCAAATAAGGTGGAGAAGGCCTTAAAAAGAGAAATCACACTAATGGATTCTGAGGGTTTAACTCCCGAAAATATGGCAACTAAACTAAATGCAACTGCTAAGGAAATTGCCGAAACAAGAGCAACATTGGAAAATCAACTTGCCGAACCTTTAGCCGAACTTACCGATTTACGAACCAGATTAGAAAGTGTTGGTGATGGCACCGATGAAGAGACAAAGAAAAAGCGAAAGGATTTAGAAAAGCAAATAAACAAAATAGAAAAGGATATAGCAACTCCTTATAGTCAGCTTCAAAATACTATAAAAATACAAGAAATGGCCAATAAAAGAAGAAATGAATTCTTGGAATCAATTGGCATGCAACCAATAGCAATGTTAGATAATACAAGTGCCTCAGAAACATTAGCTTCCCTTGCTTCTGCTGGCGGTGGTGCTTTTGTTAATACTCAGGTTATTAATAATACATACAATAATCAATTCGTTCAAAACTCAAGAAATAATTGGAGTCAAGGTCAGGTTATTGTAGATAATGCAACAGGTGGTTCTGGAGAACAGGTAGCTCTAGGATAAAAAGGGGCCGAAGCCCCTTTGTAATTTTATTCGCCTCTTAAATAAGCCATTATTGTTTCTGGTGAAGTTTCTCCATAAGGGTCATCTTCGCAATCATCTGCCTTTCCAGGCTCGACAAACATCTTTTCAATAACACCATCATTTACAATCATAGCATATCTCCAAGATCTTTTTCCAAACCCTAAATTGTCTTTTGCTACCAGCATATCCATACCAGCAGTAAATTCACAAGAGCCATCAGCAATAAATTTAACATTTCTTACTCTTTGGTCTTGAGCCCAAGCATTCATAACAAAAGCATCATTACATGAAATACAATAAATCTCATCAATACCTTGTTCCTGAAATTGGTCAAAACACCCTTCAAAGGCTGGAACTTGGAAATTAGAACATGTTGGAGTGAAAGCTCCAGGCAGTGAAAAAGCTATAACTCTTTTTCCACCAAAGAACGATTCAGTAGTAGGATTTGTCCATTCGAACTCTCCAGTCTCTACATTTCTTTCTCTTAATTTAAAAGTGACGTCAGGTACTCTATTCATAATATATCCTTTCTAAAGTCGGGAGAGCATTGCACTCTCCCGGATTAAAGTAAAATTAACCTACTAAGAATTCCTTCTTGTTGTCAATTTTGATTTTCTTTGGTCGTTTCTCTTCTGGAATAATCCTTTCAAGAGCAATGACCAATAGACCATTTTTGAAGTTAGCCCCAATCACCTCTAAATCATCGGCGAGTGTAAAGCTTCTTGTGAATTTCTTGTGTGAAATTCCTTTGTGAAGAACTACAGATTCATCTTCTGGTTTTTCGTCCCAAGTAGATTTTACTGTAAGAACATCTTCTTTAACTTCAATATCCACATCATTAATATCAAGACCTGCTAGTGCAAGTTCGATTGTGAACTTATCACCATCTTGATTTCGTCTGATATTATAAGGTGGGAATCCTGTTGCTGCATGAGTTTGAGGGAACTCGACCAGTCTATCAAAAACTCTGTCGAATCCGACAGCAAAAGGGGTTAAGTGGTTTATATTTAATCCAGTCATTTTTATCTCCTTAATTAAGCTAGATATTAATATTTGATGGTTTTTACCCATCACCGTTTTCGCATACCCTTTCGGCATATGCAAAATTTATTTATACAGCTTCTGCTTTTTGTGCAATAAATTGTTTGATAAAGTGTCGTACTTCTCTGGATGCCGAAGTATCATCACTTTTACAAAGCTGTATGAATTCTTTCTTTTGTTCTTTATTGATTTTAACTATTAAAGTATCATCTTTTTTCATAATTGTTAACCTTTTTGTCACATGAATGTCACATAGTTGTATAAATAAAAAGTATATACAAAATATTTATAGGAGAAATACAATGCTAAATGATTTTTTTAAAAAATTTGATAACCTAATGAAATCTGGTGATTTCTTTAAGATTGCCAATAAGTATCTAGCAACACTCCTTCTTTTACCATCAATGGCTTTTGCAAACGAAGTCAATATTAAACACATTGACCACACGACAGTTATGACAAAAGATTCAATGATAATCCTTGACAAAAAAGCCGGTAAATTTTGGAAAACTGATTTAAATTGTGTTTTACCAATTAATACAGACTCTAAAGTCAGTTTCAAAACTGTTCACAGAACTATTAAGGAAGGTTCAGAACTTACATTTATAATTGGTAAAGATAACCATCATAACTGTAAAGTTTCTAGATTAGCTTCTCTTTAAGTTCCAGTACTTCCAAAGCCCCCATTTCTACTCGTTTTCTGAGCAGGGGCTTTTTTAACCTCTTTTAATTCGTATTGTAAAGTTTCCTCTAGTCTACATTGAGCTAACCTTTCTCCGTGCTCTACAGTGACTAGACTGTCTGATATATTCAATACAGCGATAAACGATTCTTCTACGTAATCACTATCAATCACACCAACACTATTACAAAGAATCAAACCTTTCTTCGTGGCTACACTTGAACGAATAAACATTTCCAATACATGGTTATCTGGCACATCAAATATAAGTCCAGTCGGAATTAGCACTCGTGTTTCTGGTGGGATTTGGATTGATTGGTTTTTCTTTACCAAAATTGGAACTTGTTTGTTCCATGCGTTATATCCTTTTAATCGCTCACCATTTGTTAAACAAGCTTTAACATCAAAGCAAGCAGAGCCTTCTGTGGCGAATGTGGGGATTTCAGCGTAATCTTTTACTTTAAAAATATTCATAATCAATACCTATATTATAACACATAATGTGTGATTTGTCAAATTTTTTAAGGAACTGGCGTAAACCAATCTTGTTTTTCTATCATTTCCTTAAATAGTTGATAGTCGGGAGATTGCTCCCATAATTCATTATACCAAAAGAGCTCTCTAAAATTAGATTCCCATACAAAAGGAGTATCCTCTTGTTTTTGTAGAACACAGGTAATTATTCTATTTACTTCTGCAGCGAATGTTGGTGAGGATATTACTTTATAGTTATTAGCCATAGTCAATTTATCAAAGAAATTATCTTCGGCGTGGAAAATTGAACCATGATATCCATGTTCAACAAACATTCGAGCTCGAGGAGTCCAATGTACAAATATAGAACCAACGTGTCCTAGATTATGCATACACTGGTAAAAGGTTCTTTGGACTGGAATATGCTCACTCATTCCAAAGTTTGTTATAATATCAAAGGAATCCATGCCAGTAGCTTCTTTGATTTGTTCTGCCGCGGATTCACTTCGCAGGTCAAGTGGAATTGCTCCATCTAAACCATTTAAATCTGTTGAATGATAACTTTTTGCGCCGGCGCGTAAATAATCATCTCTATACACACCATTTCTATTACCTTTATTTCCAAGTTCGAGAATTGTTTTACCTTCTAAATTTGGTAAATGCACAAACTCTCGCATAGGAATTACTTTTGGTACAAAATTTCCATTATTCATAATATAACCTAAAATTTATTTTTTGCCGATGTTATACTTAACGGCAAGTTCCCATTCATCTTTCTCTTTAAAAGCAATGATTTTAATTTGGTTCAACGAAGCAACTGGATCTTTTGTTTTGCTGGAATCAACAATTTTGATGAGTTCCCATTCTTCCAATAAATTTACAATAGTGTTTCTTCTTGAAAGATCTTCTTCTGTAAATGTATTCGCTTTACCATCTAATATAAACAATTCTTTAAAGTGAAGAATAGAATATCTTCCTTTCTTGTGAAGGATGTGGCACGACTGAAATAACTTCTTCTCTTTACGAGAAGAGATTCCAATACGTGTAAGTGTTTCTTTTACTTTGAGGAAACTATCAGGTGTCGGTAATTCTACCTCAACACCTACGCCTCTAAAAATGTCTTCGTTGTCCATGATACATATTCACCTTTATTCTATAATTAGTGGTTTAATGGCCAATAACCAATAAAACTATTTATAGGATTTTAAACCTTAACCACCAGTGACCAGCTTATCATGTACAGTCTTTAATTGTTCTTTTGTCAATGTTTTCAGATACATCTTTGCAACCGTGCGATTACACTGATATACTTCCTGAATTGCATCGAGGTCTGTGTTCTTTTCTGCCTTGTGCCATTTGGAAAATCTCTTGCGTTTCCTTAAGACACTTCGGTAATAGTCAAACTGGGCAGCTGGAAATAAGTCATGTCTTTGATTCATTTCGTTAGCATGTAAAATCGTGTCCTCAAAATATGTAAAGCCTCTGTTGACAATATATGCGTTATATTGTTTTTCAGTCATTTCCGGTAGTTCACTTTCACGAATTACATCTTTTTTAGTAAAAGATGCTGCATTCATAAAATCAAACGGACTAAGATCTTTCATTTAGCACCTCTTGTAAATCTTTTGCAATTTCGTTAAAATTTTTACCACAAGGTTCACAGAGTTCTACTGTGTGAGGACCTTCAGCAGTTTCCATGCGGACTTTCCAACCTTTTGATTTGTCGAATTTATTACCACAGCTAAAACATTTCATTATACAAACTCGGACTCAACCATCACCTCAGTGAGGAATGCAACCATATTAATTTCTTGGTCGGCAACAAAATTAGACTTGTACATATAATCGGCAATGGTCACAATGAATCCAGCCTGAGAGCGAAATTCAACCTTGTCAGCCATTGCATCGTAGATACGTCTGAACATCTCATTCATATCTTGGTCTGAATTGTTTGCAACCCATTTACGCATTTCTGTAAAGTTCTTTTCCTTAAGAAATTTGAATAAAGCGTCAATAGATTCTTGTTTAATATTGACAAAGATTCCTTCATCAATTCGTCCTGAAGCTGCATAGGATTGTAATTCTGTTAATACACGACGAAAATCTGGGAAGTGTTTTTCAATTACCTTTGCAAGGACTGCCTTGTCATAATCAACATTTTCATTTCTCAGAATCTGTTGGACGCGTTTGAAAAACTCCATCGCCATTATTGGTCGTTCAGTCTGTTCGATACTGAAATCAACTTCGGAGAGTCGAGATCTCAGTGGAGAGATGATACGATTTTTAAAATTACATGTAAAGATAAAGCCACAATTGGCTGAATATTCCTCAATGAAATTACGCAGAGCAGGCTGAACACTTGCAGCATTCAGATAATCTGCCTCGTCGAAGATTACATATTTACGCCCACCTGTCAATGACACAGCAGAGGCGAATGTAGAGATATCGTATCGGAGGGTATCAATATTGACATTCAATGAACCATTTTTTACAATGTAGTCGCAACCAAGTTCGTCAAGCATAGCTTTTGCGATGGTTGTTTTACCTACACCAGGTCCACCAGTCAATAATAGATTAGGGACATTACCATCAGAAACAAATTTACGGAATGTTTCCTTCATTTGTTCTGGTAGGATAGTGTCGTCAATTTTTTGTGGTCGGTATTTTTCAACCCACAACACTTCATTTGCTTTCGCATCAATCATAATAAATCACCATAAACATAATATAATAAAATTTGAGGGCGGGGACTAGGCTTTTGACCAAGTCCCCTGTTCTCGAGAAGAGGATTGTTGATTACTCAACAACTTTGTCAGCCAAAGGAGCTGCATCAGCTGTATCAACATCTACCTCACCTTCAGCTACACTAGCATCCGGTTGAGGTGAATTTTGACGTAGATATGCTTCGAGTTTATTTCTCAACATACCAATTCCTGCCAATTCATTTCCTTGGAACCCGCCTCTTGTGGAAACAACATCAATAATCTGCAATACAGTGCTGATGTCTCCTAAGGTCAATGTGACCTTTTGTTCTTGACCTTGTTGGCCAAAATTTCCATTTACTGGTTCATTCATATTAATCACCTTTTATTATAAGTCGACTTTGAATCAATAGCCACATAATATGTGACACCTTTTCCTTTGAACTCAGATATGCCTTTTGAGCATATTGTGACCTGATAATCCAAAGGTAGTAATTTAAGGTTATCAGTTTTAATAATTACCTTAAATGTATCGTCAGTCTCGCCGATTTCAACGCCAAAGTCATCTGCGTTTTCGTTTGAGCTGTCGATTGCCTTGAGATAGCATGTGCCGCCTTCGCCTACAAATGCAACCTCAGAGAACTGAAGAACACCCGCCGCCTTTAATACAGACGATAAGTCTCCTTCTGATACATTTACTACCACGTCCTCGGAAGGCAATGTAATATCCTTCTCTGGCGGAGTATGAATCATGGAGATGTCAGCGTAAACGTATTTTGTTCGACGTTTGCCTTCAGAGATTACAAAGTATTTATCTCCAAATTCAACATCGGGTTCATTATATAAAGACAAGATTGATAGAAATCTTGAAAGGTCGTAAACACAAGCCTGTGATGGCATTGTATCTGGGACCTCTGCGATTGCAATCAATGTCTTTTCTGGTGTGATTGTTTTAATTACATTACCTTCAGTTAAAAGAATACTCTTGTTAATTGCGGTAAATGATTTTAAAACATTCAACGTGTCGTTAGAAAATTTCATAATATAGATTCTCCAAATTTATTTTCTTGATTGGTATTATATACCTATTTTGATGATTTGTCAACAGGTTTGTACGATTTTCTGTTGGAAGTTTTATCCGCAGTGGCGGACACACCTAGTTGACCAATCGAGCCCATATTACCCTTAAAAATATAAGAGCCGACATGGTTGATTTGCATCCAAGGACACATCCAAATTTTCAAACCAATTTGTCTGGCTTTACGACAAAAGAAATAATCCTCAGATAGATACCTTTTTGATTCTGGGTCAATGACGCAATCAAAGAAAGCAGTTATTTCTCTTGTACCGTCAAAATTGTCGGTTCGAATGTGGTCTGGTTTGTAAGAAAGTTCTGGATAAGAATCTCTATACTTCTCCAAAGCCTCTCTTGTGATAAGCATAAATCCTGTTCCGGCCTCGGACACCTCTACAGGTTCTCCAAGTTTAAATGATGTCATTCCTTTCACAGGATTAAATACAAAATCTGATGTATAATTTTCTAGTTTAAATGGATTGTCATTTGCAAGACCAAGTTCAGATGCTTTACTTACTTTTTCCCAAGCAATTGTTTTCTTGGGATATGGTCCTGTGACAACGTCCATGTTTTCTTTATCTTGAATATTCATTGCCAAGAGTGCAAGTACATCTCTAGGATTAAATCCAATATCGGAATCAATAAACATAAGATGTGTACAATCAGATCTCATGAATTCATCTACAATATAATTCCTGGCCCTTTGTACTAGACTCTCATTAAATAAAAAATAGTATTTAAGTGGTATTTGATGTTTTGCACATAGCATACTCAAGTCGTTTGTTGACTTTGTAAACATACCACTGCACTGGCCACCATACATTGGTGTGCCAATAAAGATACTATATTTTCTTAACTCTTCAGTTGATACTTCAAGTTTCATGTAATTTTCTCGTTAGGGTAATCTTGGTGCTTCAGGGACATGAAAATACTTGTTTAACATTGCAAGTTTATCTTCATAATCAGCCATCATTGCTAATTCTTTTTCAATAGTTTCCATTACATCTGGATGTTCGGCCACACCAACATGTGAGTCCAAAAGAATGTCGACATTGATTTTATGCTTTTGAATATGAGCTTCGAAATGAAGCTTTGAAGCTTTTAAAATTTGATCTTTATAATTTGCCATTTTATTTTTCCTTATATTATAACACGTAAAGGATTATTTGTCAATACGCATATCATTATTAAGCTGAATCGCTTGTTCTAAAAGTTGAAGCATTGAATAATCTCTTGATTCTTCAACAAATGCTTTTGTGTCTTTTGGGAAACAATTGCCACCGAAACCAAATCTACCATCAGGTCCTGGAACATTCATGTGAGATGGACCGACACGAGGTTCGTGTGCCAACACACCAATAAATTCTGACCAGGAAGTTGACATGTCATATTCGGCATAAAGTTCTCTTAGTTCATTAAAAAATACTACCTTTGTAGCCAACCAGCTGTTAATAGTATATTTTAAGAAACTTGCTGCCTTAATGTCAAGTTTGAATGTTGGTACAGGTTTTACATCACTGTATTGAGTATACATTTGTTCTACTTTTGTACACATATCCCAATCACCACCAAAGATTTGGAAAGGTGGATTTACGAAATCATCATTTGCATTTGCTTCTGTTAAAAATTCAGGATTGTAAACAATATTAAGTTGTGTAAAAATATTTGTAAATGATTCTAACACTGAAGGTGCGACTGTGCTCTTAATGACCACAATACCATCATATTGTTCTTTTTCAAGATTACTTAATGTAGTTTTAATTAAGTCTGCGTTTACACTACCTACAGGACCTTCAACCGAAGCCTTTGTTCTTGTTGGTGTAGGTAAACAAATAAAAATAACTTCTGGGTTTGAGTCTATAAGCTCTGCAAAAGTTAATTTTGAATGTACTGGGTCTACAATATATTGTTCTACATTTTTAGTATCGAATCCAGTGGATACTGCTCCGCCTACAAAACCTCGGCCAATAATACCGAGTTTAAGTGTTTGAGTAGTTTTCATGTTCACCCTCTGCCTAGGTGTTTTGATTGCATTAATATTTGCTTGTTGCATTTCTTCTCCATAATATAAATTAATCAAGTTTTTCAGCTCTGTCAATAGCTTGTAATCTTAAAACATCAGCAAGGATATCCCAAGAACTATCATGAGCTTTAAAAGTCTGTTCCCATATCTTTTCATCTTCAATAGGACAGAAACCATTTTTTCTTGGAAAATCTAATTTCGCATCAATCCATGTTCTTGTATCACGTAGTGACCAATGCGGTAAGTATTCCAAGACCTGTTGTTTTTTACCAATCACATCAAATAATCTCCATAGGATACAAGGGTCGAATGAATTACTACGAGACCACCAATGTGAGATTTTTCCATGTGGAATGAGGTATGAAATAAATTGTTCTGCAAATTGCTCTAAACTAATATCAGTATTTCTTGGCACAATATTTTTACGAACTTCTAGTGGTTGGTCCTCCCAGAATTTTACTGTGCTTTTATCTATTGTAAAGTTGTATTTAGCAACTTGTTCTCTGATATCAAATTTATATTTTTGAACTTGTGAGATGTCCTTAAAGTTATAAGGATTATTAGATGAGAATTTATCCCAGTCAAACACGAGTGCTGACATGTCAATAACTACACAATTGTTGACATCAATACCCATAGTTTCAAAGTCAATAATGCAATGTTTCATAATAAAAATTCCTCAATGTATATGCCATTATAACATATATTTGGCACAATGTCAACCATTATCTACCAACCTATTTATATAATCTCTCAGATTTCGTTTTGGTTCCCAACCGAGAGCTCTGGTATTATCAGTAATAACATCTGCCGCCATACGATTACCTTTACGAGGTGGAAGTTTTTCAATTTGACCACCAAATAATGTGGCCACGTCTAATACTGTAAATCGTTCTGGATGGCCGATACCATATTCGTCGCCTTGGCCTTTTTCACCAATCAGAACGAGAGCGTCAACAATATCATCTACATGAGTGAAATTTCTTTGTTGTGTTCCTGGCGATACAACTGGTAATAATTGTTTCTCTTCCATCAGTCTGGCATATTTTGCAATAAGTGTAGCATATTTTCCATCTTGTATTTCTCTAGGTCCATATACATTATAAAAATATGTGATTGCATAGTCAATACCAAACCATTCAGCATACATTTTAACAAGTTCTGTATTTTTGGCTTTTGACCAGGCATAAGGACTCATTACATAATCCTTATCATCACGGTCTGCAAATTTGGTACTTGAACCAGAATAAACTAGTTTGGCATTCCATGCACGGACACATTCCAATACACGAGTTGTACCTTCAATATTAAATTTGTGTACAAGTTCAATATCCTCGAATGATTGTTCCACACGAGAATACTCACCTAAATGATACACAATATCAAAATCACCTTCGCCAAAATCTGGTGTCAAGTTTGTAGTACAATCCTGTACATATAAAACTTCGCGGACATGATTTTTCATTGAACCTGTAAAATAGTTATCCAATGAACAAACCTGATGCCCTTCAGCAACAAGTCTTTCAGCCAAATGACTACCGACAAAACCTGCACCACCTGTAATTAATATTTTAGCCATGTATTGATGTTCTCCCTTCCGGAAATATATTTGCTTCGAAATCCGGATCTGGGAATTGTTCGTCAGTATTCCAATTTCGCATTAATTGCATTCCGTAATTATCTACTTTATTCACTATTGGTACATCTTTTTTCAATATAAGTGGATTTTGTCTAGCAGGGTATCCATGCTTATTTACGATGGCGTTGAGGTCAACATGGTGATGTACTCTTCCATATCTCTCAACGAGAGTCACACAGTCTGGGTGCATTTCTTTTAACATTTTTGATTTGTTATATGCTGGGTCATTTTCAGAATCAACATTATAATCCTCATACACTTCAGTTGTGTTTCCACCTTTTACTGTTCCCGTTCTGAGTTTACCTTGAACAAATGCGTATATTAGCATTGTACATAATCCTTCCTTAAGGACACGGATACTCAAATCTACATCTTCATTAAACTTGCCACGCCATTTGTGCGGACAATTATTATCAATTAAAATACAGGACATCATTCTTGTATTTAGTATAAATGGCTGATATGGGCATGGGTCAACCACAAAGAATTTGTATTGGAATGAGGCGAGAGCCACATTTTCATATCTGTCAACAAAATCCTCAGTCGCCCTAAAAATACCAGAACCATTTTCTACACGGTATCGTTTGTTATGATTTAATCTGACAAACCCATCAATGTTATCGTCCATCAGCCAGTGTCTAGCATGACCATTCGCCTGTGAATGTTCCCAGCACCAATTTCTTGCAGGACCAGAACCTTTACCATGATTACTGAAAGGAAGTTTTAATACAGTACCCAAGCCTGGAGGAGTCGCCTCAACATATTTGTCGTATTCCTGTGGTTCGACTGCAATGTAATATGGCACACCCATTTTTTCCAATGTCCTTGCGGTGTGTCTTGTATCCCATCGTCCCTTACTAATAATATAGATAGGATATCTTGGTTGAAAGTGGTCAGTATCAGTCTCAACATATCTGTTGGTCATGTTCTCTTCCCTGCCTCTAGCAGGATAATAAACCACATTTGTTTTATTTGTCAAATTATAATCCAGTTTATCGCTGAAATGTTTTCTGTCTTCTTCTGATTTGAACTTGACAGCGATTTGTTTAAAGACATCTTTTTTCTTTGCTCTAAAGGTTGGCATACCAGCGGCATACCATTGGACATACTGATTACGCCATTCCTTTTGTAATTCTTCTTGTGTGTGAACTGGTGTATACATTATAATAAATCCAAAATTCCATTTTCTTGTCGTCCAGCCTTGTAGACAACATCTTTTAATTTAGGCATAGGCTTTTCGTCAATCGCCAACATAAAATCAATATAATCTTGTTCGCTCTCAAAGTTTACAAAAAGTGTCTGCCAAGGTTCTGGAAATTCTGGGTCAACTTTTTTCCTTGCAACCTCTGGTTTATAGTCAGCCTTCTCTTCGCCGAGGAAAGTATCCAATGTATCTGTAATATTATCATCAGAAACATATCCAACCAAATCCTCGTATTCAGCGGCCGTGTCTTTTGTATAGTCTTTTAAATTTTTATTACTCATAATTTATTACCTCTGACATATATTTAGTAAATTTATTCATCAATAGTTTCTCTTGTCCAGTCTGTAAATCTTTCAGAATCTGATTTACACCTGTAAACAACACCTTCTGTGGTAATACCATATTTTTCTGCAACCTCTGAGATTGATTCATATGTTTTACCCTCTATTATATAGTCAAATTTTCTAACTGGTTTTGGTTCCCAAGGAATTAATTTAATACCAGCCTCGGCATATGCCTGTCTCCAAGGTAGATGGTCAAATCTTTTTAATTTGACATTCTCTTCGCTTGTTGTATAATGACCTCTCATTCTAGACCTAATCAGTTTCATTATAAATGATTGACTCTTACCAGTTAAAAATGCTCTGGTAATGTCTTTTGCTGATTGTGTCCTGCCTCGATAATGCTCATAGCATGGAACATATTTGTGACCCTTTTCATCTTTTAATTTTTGTGCCTCTTCTGAGATGAACTCTACTGGCTCTCGTCCTGCATCAAATAATGCATTAGCTAGAGCACGTTGGGTTATTTTATCACATAAATGATAAGATGGATTTAAGACATTATTCTTGAAGAAGTAATATACTTCCCACTGATTGTCCGTATAGGTCGTTTCGTTTTGCATAATATTGCGGTGTATTTAGTATTAATGTATAGTATAACATATTTTTGGGCATTTGTCAACCCCTATTGCTCGAAATGTTCTACCAATCCTTGGTAGCCTCCTTCAACGATGGTATCATTTACTGTAATTTGAGGAAATGTTCTTGCACCTGGAAACTTATCAAAGAATTCATTTGCAGTATAATCCTCATTTAATGAAAGGTATTTGTATTCAACACCTTTTTGCTCACATAAATTTTTAGCCATTGTGCAATAACCACACGCTGGCTTTCCATATATTTCTATCATAATAAAGTCCTATTTAATAAGACTCAGGCCTTCTGTTGGAATTTCCAAACCTGATGTCACTTTTACTATTTGTGCTTTTAATTGTGCTCCAGGTTCTGTAATAAACATTACATGATTTCTGTTCACAACCACATCACTTCCATCGCCGTAAGGTACAAAAGGAATCATTCCCATTTTACCTTCTCCAGCTGGGACCAAAAGAATACCATCTACAATTGCTACGGTATCTTCGGTTTCTTTAATACGACCTACAACTTCTTCACCAGTTGATAGTCTTACTAGTTTAATATCGCCATCGCTCATAATTTTTCTCCTAAAGGGGTATTATAACATAAAAAGTTGACTTTGTCAACCCGTAAAAAGTTTTTCAACATCGAACCCTTCTGGTAGTATTGGGTCCTGTTCAAATGTGACTATTCTATTATATTTTTCTTCTGGACGATTTTCAAAGAAATCCTCCATGCACACTAGCTCACCTGGATATTTTTTATAAAGCTCAGCCATGTACTCATAATTATTAGTCAGTTGTTTTACTAATCTAGTAGCGTAAAGACCTTCTGGGTTTATTACAATATGATGTTTAACTGGTTCCTCAGTTTTGCCCAAAAGTCCTAAATGTTTTTCTCTTTGTGACTCTTCAAATTGAGCCTTACTAATTTGAGGACCAGAAATAAATCCAGTACCACCAAAGTCTCCTTGTTGTCTTACCGCAATCCAACTTTTACATTGAGCCATAAAATCTCTACGATACAAATAATAAATTTTATCGACACTATTCATCAGCCTATCAATGTTTTTATCTTGCTGATGGAGTTGATAAGGCATATATTTAAAACAACAAGGTTCGCCATTCTCAAGTTGTTCAATAAATTTTTCGTCAGAAGCAAATTCTTTTCTTTTCTCCTTACCGAATATTCCTAATTGGTTTAATTCCCATGTTGCTTTTGCTTCACCAAGACTGTGTGGTCTTTCATGTGAAAACATCTCACCTTTAAATGGTACATTATATTCCTGTGCTTTTAAAAGCGTGAATGCAGTACTTGCTGCTCTAAAGTTTGTGACAATTAAAATTGTATTCATTTATGTAAAGAAATCCTCGATTGTATCTACCTTTTCTGCCGACCAACCAAGAGCATCTAGGATACCTTGGATAGGTGTTAGGAATACCTTATCAAATTGTGTGTCGTAGTCAATATATTTAGTAAGTTCTAGTTCCTTAGGTAAAACGCCAGGAAAACTGATGACATTTTGCTGAATAGGATTTGGTACCTTCAGATAGATAAGTTTGACCTTGTCACCAGATTGTATTTGTTCGTATTTCTTGTTCAGTTTGTTTTTGACCAAATGGTGGTTATACAAGATTGAACCACGTACATGGATAGGACAACCTTTTCGGAATAAGGTAGCCTTGTCTTTGTATTTTTCAATATCGTCAGTACCAGATGTTTTTGCAATATCCTCGATAGGTACTGATTGGAACTCTTCCTTGAACTCTTTAATAAAGGTTTGAGCATCTTGTTCGGTACCATTCATAATCACATCGAAGGCCTGTTTCATTTTTTCTCTACAAATTTCTGGCGTAGAGGAACGAACACTTTCAAGACCAGTCACGCTGATTTTTGGTTTTTCGTAATGAACACCTTCGGAGTTGAGAGCATTCAGGATATATCTCTTTTTCGCAACAAAGATGGCACGGTCAGTAATTTTTTCACGTTTCATCACCATCGCATTTCGATATGCGCCCATCTTGGTTTTAAGGTCCTCGTAGCCTTGTTCAATGATTTGTTCAATTTTTGTAGAGCAAACCTTATCGAGAAACTCTTCGCCTTGTTTACGGTCAATGTCTGTTGTACCAAACACTTCAGTAATAAGGTCGGCAAAGTTGACATAAATGGAATCTGTGTCAATGTAAATGATATAATCCTTATCCTTTGTGCCAAGGATTTTATTCATGTATTCATTTACAGATTTTTGAGCATATCGGATAGACAACTGACCAGATGTAGTAATCGCCTCGGCCATTTCCGAAATATAATATAAGAAATATTTGTTTGCCGTTGCACCGTATAGACTGTTCATCGCAATTTTGATAGACATTTGTGAATTGTGAAGTTGATTCATTTCACGTTTGAGTCTTTTCTTTTCGGTTTCGTCAATCTCTACTTCGAGCTGTTGTTCGACCGCAAGCATTTGTTTCTTGATCTGAACACGATTCCGATAGTATTCATTAATAATACCTGGAATAATTCCAACCTCGTCATTCCTAAAACAAACACCATTTGCACATACCGATACATCTGGGTCATCATTTGTAAACTCACCTTCGAGTACCATATCCTGAGTCACATATTCACGTCGGTCAGAAACCCAAGTCTCTGGTGACATGTTATATTGTAGCATCAGGTGAGGATATAGGGAGTTAAGGTCAAAACTAACAACCCAAGGGTGCATGCCAGGAACTGGATCTTTAACATAACCACCGACAAGTCCTCCTAAATTTTCGCCGGGACCACCTTTAAGAGGTGGAACAATTTTGTCTCGCAATAGTCTACGGTAAATGGTTGTTTCCCAGATACCCACAGTACCAAATGCATCTTTATAATCAACACCGCCACCATAAGCGACAGTCATTACCAATTGTAATAAACTTGTTTCCTCTTCGAGAGCAGAAATCAACTGAGTATCACGAAGATTATAATCAAGATAGAGTTGTGGATTTTCGTCATATAGAGCTGTTAGGTTTCCATATTCAGAATAGTCCAATTTTTTCTTACCAAGGACTGTATATGCAATATGGTCAAGTTTATAAGATTCTTGTGGACCATATTTGTATCCAAATTTCTTGAACGCGTCCATGTAGTCAATCACAGTCATACCAGAGATACGATATGTGGATTGGACCTTATTGAAGATTTCGTTTGAGTGTTTCTTGATATGTTTCCAAGGCGAAAGTCTTTTTGCCAAGTCTTCGCCACAGATACGAATAATACGAGTCACAAGATATTGTATGTCAAAATATTCAACGTTCCAACCAGTCACAATATCTGGATAATCTGCCGCCCACAATTCAACGAAATATCTTAGGAGTTGTTGTTCACTACTGAATTTGACGAACTCAATGTCCTCTGGGTCAATTCCAGTAGTCGTTGCGTATTTGTCAAAATCTTTGACCGCAAGGAGTGTGTATTTTGAATTTCGTGAACTGTGGTAGGCAATTGATGTAATCTCTTTATCTGCCTCTTCGATGTTTGCATAACCATCACGTATATCAACCTCAATATCAAACGAGGCGACATTGATTTGAGACATGTCGAATGCAATCTTATCTGGGTAGTTTTCTTGAATGAACTGAGCAACATAGTTTGTACTACCAAACATTTTCATATTGCCGACGCCTTTATACTCTTCGATAAAGTTTTTGGCTTCGCGCATATCACCAAACTGCTGAGGTGAAAGTTTGTAATTACCCACTAAGGAAGTATAGCCTTCCTCACCAGATTTTGGTGTATGTAAATACAGTGTCGGTTTGAACGGAACTTTATATGAGAATCTTTTCCCATTGTTATATCCACGATGTAAGATATTATTGCCGAAGCGTTCGACTGATGTGTAAAACGATGTCATTGTCATGTCATTCCATATTGTAGGTGTATATTATAACACGCCTGAGGATAAATGTCAACCGATAATTTCGCTGAAGTTTTTAATCTTGTCAAAAGTAATGCTGCCATCAAATTTTTCTGCAAACTGGTCACCTCTGTGACTGATAACAAATATATTATCGTCAGCATTCAGTCCGTGTAGAGTTTCAATTAGACTTTCAATACCTACACTATCAAGAGCACCATCGAGTGTCTCATCAAGTATGAGTAGGTTTGTAGAAACTGAATTACGAAGTTTGGCAACTGAACGCCAGGCAAGCATAATTGATAATGTAATTCTGAGTTTCTCACCTTCTGAGAATGAGGCGTATGTAAAATTATCTCTAAATCTTGAACGAATGACCTCATTGAACTCTTCATCAAGTTGAAAGTCAACGAATAAATCAAATGCTGCTAGATACTTATTAATCAGTTTATTCATCACTGGAATATATTGACTAATAATTCTGGCCTTAATTCCACCATCCTTAAGGATTGTAGATACGACATTTAAAATCTCGTGTTCACGTAATAGCTCTTCAGCCTTTGAGTTCTTGATGTTGAGATCTTCTTGTAAGGCTTCGAGTTTTGATGTGTCAACTTCTTCGACTTCACGTTCCGCCGACTCAAGTTCTGTTTTAAACGAGACGAGAGCATTTTTAGCCATTTTGATTTCGGCTCTAATCTCAGAAATTTCAAAATTCTTATTTTGGATTTGCTCTTCAACTTCACCAATGGCGTCAAGTCTTTCTTGGCAATCGGTAATCTTTGTAGTGATTTCAACCAAACCATTTTCAAGTTCTTGCAATTTGTCATTCTTTTCACTAACAACCTTCTCTTTAAAGTCATGTTCGATTCCTTGTTTACAGGTTGGACAATTATCATTGTCGTGGTAAAAGGATAACTCTTTATCAAAGTTTCTACGAGTTGTTTCCATGTCTTGTTTTAAAGAGTTGGCCTTATCAAATTTGCCTTTTACATCTTTCTTGTCACTGATTGTTTCGTAGAGAGCTTTAATGTCTTCGTCAACTGTGTCAATATTAGTTTGTTTACTTTCGATGTCAGAAATATGTTCGTTCATCTT